AGACGCATTTACTTCCCAGTGATTATCCGTGGAAGGACCGTTGACCTTCATACTTATACTCTTTGCTGTCCCAAGTGTAGGTAAATTCACAATATCCGCTGTTAAATCTCGCGCTATTGCATCCCATTTCGCTACATATGCGGATGATTCATCAGAATCATCCCATTTAGCGGTACCCCACCTAGAGTCAGAAGTTTTCGCAGTAATAGAAAGGTTGACAGACTGCGTTTGAGCAGACTTATCATAGTCTTTATAAACATTTATAGGTAACGTCAACGTAGATTCAGCTGACAATACTACTCTTGGTCGCCCCCAACGCTTTTTAACAATAGCGTTCTTCCCTTGAATCCAAGGAGTAGTGAAATAAGAAGAAATGTGTGTAGTAGTTGAAGAAGCATACCTGTCTGTTGCCCTGTTTTGGGCATCTTCTACATCTATTACAACACCTGTATTAGCTTCACATCCAGCGAATACAGTTGAAGAAGAATTAGGAGGTCGATACGCATACAGTGGTCCTGCATCAATATCTGACATAACCCAAGCACCGCCCTGTCCAAGAGTCGGATCGTATATGAATGTTCTTCTAGCTGTACTACCAGCTTCAGTCCAATCAACAGAAACATAAAGCTTGTTATTACCCCAAGCTAATTGAGGGGGATTAGAAATTAAGTTATCTATCCTGCCATCATCTATAGCGGGAGATATTTTTGTAAACAATGGTATAAAATTTTGACCATCGTAAACATAAACCCCTTGATCTGCATACCAAAAGAAAGTTCCATACGTAGTTGAAACAGGAGATGACAAAGGAACTGATCCAACGTCATTAGTTAAAGTAACTACTTGGAAAGAATCGGAATCAAAACCGTAAACAGCGTGAACACTATTTGTTTTAAATACCAGCAATCTGTCTCCCATAGGAACTAATGCTGTAATCTGGTCGCCATGTTCTCCTTTATCAATATCCACATAATCTGCCGCAGACCACTTTTCGGGATCATTAGGATTGGACCATCTGAGTCGGTACTTGTAGTTGGTACTCGACTCACGCGTATTTGCCACCCAAGCAAAGTTATTCCAGAAAGCAACATATTGAGCTTGTGGGAAATTACCCGCAGAGCCATCAAGCGTTGTGCCAAGATCTGCAGCAGCAGAACCATTCCATCTAAATGAAGGCTTATCATGCGAAACAGCGTAGGCAATGTTGTTCATGGTCATTCCATAACATCTCGACCCACTGGTACGAGCTGTTATTCCAGTTATATTTGTGAAATTAACTGAAGCAGAATAAGCGACAGCTGTTCCATAATTAACCATCAGGTGATTGGTTCCACCTTCAGTGTATAAAGCCCATATGCCTTTAACGTCTGCGCTTAAAGCCGTAGTGTTTCTTCTGTCTATTCCGTCTCGTTGTCTGATCCCTCCGCGAGGGTCAACAACGACGTTGAGAAGATCAGGTGATTCGTCTTTAGCTAAATTGAACTGGTCTGAACGAAAGTTTAAACCACCAATAAAATTTTCTAAGACCTCAAGTTGAAATTCTCCACGCGCCATTACTACCAGACAATCCCACCATCATTAGCGTAACGAAGAGTTCCGAAACCAGCTAAATAACGTGAAGGTGTGCGACTGTTAGCAACCATAGGTTGAGGAGCAGGGCTGTCAGCATAACGTCTGACTACGTTGTCAAGCTCTGCTTGGAATTGCATGAAGTATTGTTGCGCCATAACAGGATCTTCCTGCTGTAAGTAGGCTTTAAAGATTCCATATGTGGCAAGAATAGGGTGAAAAGCATCAGGCAGATCAGGCTCTGTGCTGTCTGTTGAACCCGCACCAAAGGCTGCGGCATTGCGTATAGCGCGTACATAAACAGTGGTAGCGCTATCAGGAGTGGGATATAAACGAACTTTGTCATCCCAATAACTCCATTCCCAAGGTTGTCCTGAACCTTCAGCGTTGAAAGGATAATTGAAATCACCGTAATCTCTACCAACGTAACTGATTACATGGTCATCTGTTTTAAGAGAAATTATGTCTCTGATGCCCTGACTTATTGCATCAGGGGCAGCTGCGATTGTTGTAAGCGAATAATCTTTAGTGCCGCCAGCAGTAGTAAAAGTTGTATATGACTCAAAAAAAGGAAATCGTTTCTCACTGTAAACAACAGTGTCATACCCTTGACCTAACATGTAGTTCAGAGTGGTATCAGCGATGTCGCTGCTATCAATGTCAACTACATTACGGACATGGGTTCGCATTTCTGCGATTGTCATACTACTCATTAGAAGCTTTCTGTCGAGTATGGGCTACACATAAGTCTGACTCGCGGATAGGGCGCGCTTTACACGCAGCCCCTCCGCGAGTCATAGCGGAGCAATTATTTGAGAGTTCGTCTGAAGGAGGAACGCTTTCGGAATAATTCCAAGCAGCAGCACGCGATCCTGAGGTTTGACCAGGGGCGTAATGTGAGGGGGCTACACCACGTGTACCTGCCAACTCTGCACCTTTGCTGTATGCCATAGCGTATTCTTTTGAACTCATCTTGCTCCAATCATTGTATGAGGGCGACTACTGTCGCCCCCACACAAATCGTTTAGGCAGGTGTTATACCGTAGATATAACCTTGGCGAGCGCGGTTGCTGATCGTCAAGTTGCCGTAGCACAGAATTTGTGCATATCTTGCATCTTGGTTCGTTGGTCGCACGAACGGAGTCGGCTGGAACCAAGTGTCGGTGTGAGCGACAAGACGTAGATACTTAGTGTTAAGCATGTACATTTTGCCTTCTCCTGCCAAAGTACCGTCGTATGTCACAGGAGCGCCCTTGAACAGAAGATTCTGGAAACCAGCATCTGCTGTAGCAGCGTCTGTGTAACGGAGTTGTGGCTGAAGCAAAGCTTCGTACGCTTCGTACTGAGATTGCCCTGTCATCACGATTGTTGGTTGGTCATTTCCAACTGAAACATTATTGTACATTGTTGACATGGCTGCAAGAGTTATGGCACCTGCTTGGTTGGAAACCGATGATCTCCACCAAGAGTTGTCTGAATCTGTTGCATCAATTCCTCCGAAAGAGGAACCGCCAGCGTCGTTGCCAAGACCGATGCAGGCTGAAAGCCCAAGCATGTCTTTGCCACTGTTACCTGTACCATTGCCGAATAGCATGGTGTTTAGGTTTTCAATAATGGTTTCTTCAGTCTGCATAATCTTTCCTTCGAGAAGGTCGATTATTGCTTCCTGACCATTGTTTTTAGCTTCTTCAATACCAGTGATAGTCACTGTAGCTGCATACTGTTTCCAGTCGAACTCAGCGGCTGTGATGCCAGTCTGAGCTGTAGTAGCTATAGTGTCTGATCCTGAGTATGAACCAGCTGTTGAGTTACTTCCATAAATAATTGGAACAACGATCTTTGCGCCGCCACTTACACGCCGAATGGTTTGCCCATTGGTGAGCGCATAAAACAGTGGTCGAGCAGTAAAGACGTTATCAGCCAATTTAGGAACGTAATTATTCAGCGTTGTGCTGAGTATCTCATCAAAGTTGGTATTACCCGCTACCATTTGATTTTTCTCCTATTAGTTGTTTGATAATTGTTCTTGTGCCAGAGAAAAAGCATCTCGAATAGAATTGACTGCAACAACAGCACGATCCAAATTTCCAGACGAAGGTCCAGAAGCATCAGTAACAACATTCGCCGCTTCTCTTTTTTCATCAACAATGTCAGCGTTCTTAGCTTTTTGACGCATATTCTCATAATTCATATGAGCATATGCGGCATCAAGATTGCCTATATTGTGTTTTAAAGCATGAGAAAAAAGCTCTTGCTGGTTAATTTCTGTATCGTATTTGTTCTGCAGTTGATTCACTTCTTTTTGCAAATTCTGCTGTCTTAACGCTTTGTTTTGTTCTTCAATATTGGATTCAATTCGTCGCAGGCGAGCTTCATCGGGATCCAATTCCTCTTCTGGTTCAACAGAAAAATTATCTTGGTTGTCCAACCCAACCCCAAAAGCATCAGCTAAAGCTGAAACTGCTCCTTGAGGATCAGATTCTAAAGCCTGAACGATTGCCTCACCTTGAGCCAATCTTTCGCGTTCGGTAGCCAACTCTTGCGTTTTACGTGTGTAATCCGCTTGACGCTGGTAACCGTTTTGAAGTTCCTCCATCGAGACTTGCTGCATTTCGCCATCAATTTTGACGTTATACATCTCACCTGTTGGAGTTGCTTCTTGTGTTGAAATTTCAGGATTGCTGTTATCCAGTTCCGTTGTTTCATTATTTTCCATTTATGGAATCCTTTCGGTTATTCCTATATGACATCTCATTTTGTCCCATTACATATTGGGCAGCTCAACGCCCATTTGGTTTTGTAACTGGGTCATAAGCTCAGGGGGTACCCCACCTGTAGCTTCAAAAACTTGATCTGGTATTGGGGCTGGACCCATACCTCCTGTCATAGGAGGTGGTGCCATCCCCTCTTCAGGAGGCATTGCTTCTTCAGGAGGCATACCTCCCATTGGTTGTTGTTGTATTAAATACTTTTCAGGGTTTTTAATACCAAACCCATCTTGTAGAACGTGTCTAGCCAGTTCTGCTGGATCAACAATTACGCCTACAAGAGGAGCCATAGCGTTCATAAGAGATATAGCTTGCTGTCTGCGAGCAGTCTCATTCAAAGGTTGAGTTGAACCACCCTCCACAGAAAAGTCATACTCTCCGATA